CATTAGTTAAAATTCTTTCCCCGGCTCCTGTTACAAGATCAACTGCAGTTTCAACTGCCCTTTCAATAAGATTACCAGGACTATACTGATCTAATCCTGTTTTATTTAAAAGGAAATCTAAAACACTAGTTTCACCAATATTATCTTTACTTGATAATGTATAATAATTATAAGCAAAATTAACTTGTCTTCTAGTTATAGCATCGGCACCGTAATTATATTCTTGAGTATCAATATCAATAGGACAAGCATCATGAAAAATCCATTTTGCTTTTTCTACTAAAGATTTTCCAGGACCGGCTTTTGCTAATTGAATTACTGTAATGTTAGTTTTAAGAGATGAGTATTTGAGACTTTTATGACCAACCTTTATAGCCCACGGTCTTAAATTAAGATCAGTAAATGAATTATTAGTTTCAAGGAATGATATATTTAAATTTTCCGGATCTTTTCTTCCATTACCAACTAAACCTTTTATTATACCAGCATTTGCAGGTCCGGATCTTGAAACGTTAATACCATCACCAGGAATTTTAACAGCTTGAGCGAATATTAAACCTGGTTTATCTGATCCACCCAATGTTAAGTTGTTATTGCCATTAGTAAGATCCCATTCGTTTTTATTATTTTCATATATTTTAATATCCACATTTGATGGTATTATTCTATCAAAGTATACTAACCATAAGGATTGAATAGGTACAGAATTTGTTGAAGTTAATAGGACATTATAAAACCATTCAGTTAAACCACTATAATCAGATGGAAAACCATTAGCCCCAATAGCGTTGCCTAAACCAAAATCAGTTCCAACTGCTCCTCGTAATCTACGCGAAGCATTACCTAATGAATTATTTAAACCTTTAGATGCTGATGTTTTCGCAGCTGTTACTATATCTCCTAAACCCATAACTATATTCCTTTTAAATATTTAATTGAAAGTAACTATTAATAGCCAGAAAAAAAGCCTTTCTAAGAAAGGCTTTCTTTAAACTTTTATAACTCGTTCTATCCGACGAGTCTCCAATACTGGTATGCGAAAGTTGCCGTAAATGTAAGTGGAGTACCAGTACCCTCAATATTATAATCGAGTCCTGCTAAATCTGTTGGATAAATTCCAATAAAATTATAACGTCTTACTGGTTCTAAATCTTTACCTAAAAGATCCATTGTTGCTTCTTCAACAGGAACGCCATACTTACCAGTACTTGATTCGTCGTCAAAGATTTCTTTCATCCAATTTTCCATCTTATTACGGATATTAAGACCCTCATCACACCTGAATGTAACTGCCCACGCATCAGAACCTGTATATGAAACTGATCCCGGAACATTAAATGGAAGCCCCATAAATGGAACTGGTTGATTATTAATAGTCTTACCAGGCAATTGAGCCGTAGTGATATATAATAAATCATCCTCTGTGAAAGGTCCTAATGTCCTAACGCGGAATTGGAAATCCCTTGCAAATTCCTTTGCTTGTGCAGCTGCATAAAAATCTTGAATACTCATGTTTGTTTCTCCTTATATATTCTTTTTATATAAAAGACGTTTTGTCTTCTTTAAAATATTTATAGCTAGCACTGTTTTTTAATTTAATATTAATATCAACTCTTTTCTTTTGAGTGGTTGTGGTAAATATTTATATGAAAGAAAAAATACAAGAAATAATAAAGAATATTGAATCAAGAAATTGGCGTAGAACCACAAAAGAAATAGAGAAAATTTATGACAATGTTATTACAATAACAAAATTTCTTCCATCTAATAGCAAACTAAATGAACGATTTTATTGTATTTTAAATGATATAACATCTCAACAACTTTGTAATACATGCCATAATAAACCAGTAAAATATACCAACGGTTTAAATGGTTATAGACAATGTTGTGGTTATAAATGTTCATCAAATAATAAAGATATTAAAGAAAAAACAAAACAAACAAATTTAAGCAAATATGGTAAGCATCCACAACAGGTAAAAGAAATCAGGAATAAATCTAAACAAACATGCCTGGAAAAATACGGAACAGAATTCGCTACACAATCAAAGGAATTCAAACAAAAAAGAAAAGAAACATGTTTAGAAAAATATGGTGTTGAAGAATTTGCTCAATCTAAAGAGTTTAAAAATCAAATACCAAGTATTGTTAAAAAATATAAAGAAACTTGTTTAAAAAAATATGGTGTTGATAACCCACAAAAAAATAAACAACTAAAAGAAAAATGGAAAAAATCAAGATTAAACAATTTTTATAATAAAGTCAAAATGCAAACAACTTCAAGTTATACAACCATGTTTAATATCATATCATATAATGGGGTTAAACATGAGTATCAATGGCAATGCAAGCAATGTAATAATACATTCATATCAAGTTTAAAAGATGGGTCGAGGCCAATATGCCCCATATGTTTTCCGTCAGTAACATCTACACCACAAGAAGAGATATATCAATATGTTAATTCTTTTTACAAAAAAGAAATTATTAAAAAGAATACAAGAACAATATTAGATAATAATTTAGAGTTAGATATTTATATTCCCCATAAAAAAATTGCTATTGAATTAAATGGTAATTATTGGCATGCTGAATTAGCTGGTAATAAAGATAGAAATTATCATTTAGAAAAAACCCAATTATGTGAAAAACAAAATATTCAGTTAATTCACATATTTGAAGATGAATGGGGTTTTAAACAACAAATTGTTAAAAATAGATTAAAGAATATTTTAGGAATTTCAAAATATAAAATACAAGCAAGAAAATGTATAATAAAAGAAATAGATGTTAAATTAAAAAATAAGTTCCTTAATAAATATCACATACAAGGTGAAGATAAATCAAAAATTAAATTAGGTTGTTTTTATAAAGATAGGCTAGTTGCTGTAATGACTTTTGGTAAAAGAAAAATTACTGGGGCTGATAATATGGAATGGGAACTTATTAGATATTGTACTATAGCTAATTTTAATTGCATTGGAACAGCTGGAAAGTTATTAAAACATTTCGAGAGAAATTATAACCCAAAACAAATTACTACTTATGCTGATAAAAGATGGTCACAAGGTAATATGTACTACAAATTAGAGTTTAAATTAAGTCATATTAGTAAACCTAATTATTGGTACATGAATAAAAACTATTTAAAAAGACATCATAGAGTTGCTTTTCAGAAACACAAACTCAAAGATAAGTTAGATAAATTTGATCCTAAATTATCTGAATGGGAAAATATGCAAGTTAATGGTTATGATAGAATTTGGGATTGTGGAAATATGGTGTTTAAGAAATTATATTAATAACCTTGTTTATTAGTAGCTTTTACACCAAATGAATAACCAACAGTAAATGCATTAAGTATTGTTAGAACTGTTCTAACCCTGGACCCAGATCTGGATCAATACCACCAGATTTAAAAGCCGCGGCTTTATATATTTCATCAAATAGTCTATTTTCTTCTTCTGACAATTTAGAATCTAAATAATTTTTAAGTTCTTTTATTGCCTTGGGTCTTGCTCTTTTAGCATCTGCAAATATTTGTTTGTCTGCTGATCTTGGTTCACCTCTTTTTGTATAAAGTTCTGGACGTTGTTGTTTTAAAGCGCGTTCAGCAGGGGCGTTATTCAAATTATTAACTAATTGCATAAATTCTTGGTCGTTTTTTAATTTGTTAATAACAACATTAATTTCTTTTATTTTTAGTTGACGTAATTTTTCAGCTTTCATGTCACCTAATTTTTCTGCCGCGTTAAAAGCTAATGTTCCAAGACCTTTTACTAATAAACTTTTTGCTCCTTGTAGAGCTTTAACACCAAAATAACCACCAATAACAGCTGCGGCACCAATACCAATCATAGCCCCAACACCAAAATCTTCATTAATTTTTACTTGGTTATATGCTTCTTCTAAAAGTTGTTTATCATTTCTATAGTCATTTTTCATAATATTTAAAAATAGGTGGGTTAAATTAATAACCCACCCATTTAATTTCTTTTATAATAATTCGTTAAAGTCTTGATCAGTACGAGTTGCTATGAAGTTTACTAAGATAAACTCAGCTATTCTAACTGGTTTGAGATAGATATCAACTTTCAATTCGTTACTATCAATAACTTGTGGTGTGTTATTTCTTTCATCACATACGATTAAGTAGTCATAAACACCTTCGTTATTCTTTGCGATCTCAAATATTGGAGTAAGTACATTAACTACACGAGTCCTTGTAAATACTGTATTTGGTTCAAATACGAAATACCTTAAGATAGCGAGCGTAGCCTTTTCAAGTACTAAGAATAATCTACGTACGTTAATTCTATCAAACGCACTTGGTTTCTTTTGAAGTGTCTTCTGTCCCCAAACAACATATCCATCCCCTGGGAAGAATACTACTGGGTTGACGTTTACCCTGTAAAGCAAATCTCTTTGCTTCTGAGTTGGGTTAACACCAATATCAACAAGGTCTCTTAAGACACCGTTGTTAAGACCAGCTGGAGCATACCAAGGTTGTAAGTTAGCATCCATATTAGCCATAATACGTGCTTCATAACCTGACATTGGAAGCCAAGCGAAGTCACCTAAGCTATTATCATATTGCTTAACCCAGTTACCATAAGTACAAGCGTAATTAGAGTTCGTACCGGCGTTCAAGTTCTTTAAAGGCCAATAAACGTGTTGTGAGAAGTTTCTAGGATCACCATCACTAGTGAAACCATCCATAACCTTAACTTCATCTGCATTCTCTTCTCCACCTTGAACAAATATATGCCTAAGTGGGTCGGCTATGAATAGACAATCTCTTCTTGTCTCTCCCGCGAATGTATTAAATAAGTTGAATATAACTTCCCAGTTGTTTTGAACACTACAAGTTGTACCTGTTGTTTGGCTAGCTAAGTAACCATCAGATGCCCCAACTTCTTGTTCAAATACTCCATAGAGATATTTACCAGCCTGATAAGCACCAACCGAGTTGCCATCAGTGGTTGCAATTGGAGATCTAGAAGCAGCCCAAATAGTACTAAGACCACCATCAAGAACTAAGTCAATTGGGATCTGTTCTTTATTCTCTGCGAGTCTAAGTGAACGTTCAAGCTTCTCTGGAAGGTTACCAATTCTTTTACCAGTAACATCAGATGGATTAACTTGCTCACCTATTGCAAACGCACTAGATGAAGCTTTCGCACGTCTTACTTGCCTACTTGGAGCAGTAATAGCTGGATCAGAACTAACCCAAGCGCCGTTTTGAGCGATATTAGGGTTAATATATATTTTCATATAATTTGAATCTTCGTTAACGATTGAACCTAAGAAGTAATTAGCTCCAGCAATAGTCCTTGAAGCATCAAGTGAACCTACATGATTCTCTTGAAGTACTTTATCAAGTGATACTGTATTTTGTGATCCATAGATACTAGAGCGTACTCTGAATAATGAAATCGTTAAACTATCGTGATAAAGTTCATTACTAAAATCATAACTTGGGAATGTTTCAATATCTTCTGACATAGAATCATTAAGATCTGTTCCTGAAAGATTAAATTCTAATCTAGTTGTAGGAATTTCTCTCCAAGTACTAGTTGTATTATCTTCAAATTTAATAGAAGTTACAGTATTAAATGTAGTATCACCAATATTTGAATTGTCATTAATTGCTACATAGTAACCGGCATTAATATCATCAACGTTTGTTTTTAATTCATTAACAATGATTATACCAGCGTTAGCTGCAGTGTCAACACTACTTGCTGCTAAGTTACCATCTGTGTTCCAGATAAGCTGACCTGATTTCCAAGCTGCGTATTCTGTTTCACTAAGTGTGATAAGCGTTGGCTCACCAATCTCGTAAGATGTTGCAGCTGCATATGTAGTTGAGTTATCTAACTGATAAACATATGAACCACTAATTGTAGTTCCAACGTTCATTCCTTCTGTCGTAGTTGTTACAGAGGTTGCACTAAGATCAACTGCCCATGCACCTGTAGTGTAATCAATTGTACCTGCAACTGATGAAAGACTAAGTGATGTAGCCGAAAGAATACCATTACCGTCATCAGTAAATGTATAATCAGTTCCACTAGTATTAACTGTTATAGTTACAGTTGTACCAGAAATAGGAAGATTAGAAATTGTTCCTGTTGATTGATAAACTACAGCAGTAGTTGTATCAAGAAGTTCACCCACTACAGCGATTTTTTCGCTTGAAAGGTTAGTTCCATCATAACCTATAACAGGATAAAGGAGCGCACTATAGTTGTCTCCATAACCACCACCACCACTAAGGCCGTATGGTAATCTAGTACAAACTAGATTTCCTGGTGAATCCAATACTTGCTTACAAGTATGTCTAAAATATCTTTCTGCGGCGTTTGTAGGTGCACCGTAAACCTGTTCAAATTCAGTATTTGATGTAATGTTTACAAGTTCGTCGGTTGGACCATTAGATGCATAACCCTGTACAAGGATATTAGTTCCTACAGGTAATGTTGCGTTTAATGATAAATCGGTCTCTCGTATTTCGACGCCCGCACTCTCAATTGTTCTTGCCATAATTTTTCTCTCCTTATAAAAAAATACTATTTTAGTATGTTACAATACAAATTTCTTTCTTATAATTATTTACTATTTTACCAATCACTTTAAACAAAATCTCTTATTATTCAGTATCAAGTAGGTTAACTTCCATCTGATTGAAAACAAATTGAAACGAACTTTCTACTTCTTCTGGATCTCGATAGTTATATCCAATGCCACCTAATTGTGTGATAAAAGCATTATTATAATTAAATTGTATAATATTTTTATCATACTCATCTTTCCCATATATAGTAATAATTGTTTGATAATCTAGAAAATCATTTGCCATACGTATTTGTTGAAAGTCAATATCTGAGACACCATCTGGTACTGTTTTCTTTCCTGCAAGATTTTTTGCTATTTGATTTGCCTTTTCTCTTGCATGAGCTTTTTCACTACCATCTGTTTTATATTCCGCAAACTGACTTGGCATACCACTATCTTTCCAATTATTCAATACATCAAGCCATTTCCATAGTAACCAATAGTTATTAAAAAAGTTATCTACATTAAAATTAACAGTGATTGGTGGGTATGCAGCTTTTGTTTGAGATGTAACATTATATGTCTGTCCTTGAACACCCATAGAAACTGATGGAACATTTACTTCAGGTACTGGCGAACCCCAAATCGAAAATTGTAAGGTTTCTAACTGAATAAGTTCTTCGGTTCTTTTTGACAATATTCCCGAATTACTATTCCTTAATATATTAGGCAATGTTAAAACGAGTAAAAATTTGTCTTTACTAGCCTTATTAAAAACTGATTGCATTTGACTAATTTGTGTCATTATATGTTTCTCCATCCTTGTTGTTGTAACTCTAATAAGTTATCATCACCATAAGCCTCTGGATTAATTCCAATAAATGATGGCAGTGGCGCATCCGGATCTTTTTGATACAACGGATCTAGTTTAAAATACTCGGGAGCAACCACATCAAACGGCTCTATCTTGAGAGGCATGCCTTGCTCGTCTAATGATACGACCTCATAATACTTTTGGGCTACCACAGGCTCCAGAGCAAATAAAGCCCAAATTAAAGAGTGAACTCTATCATCATAAATATAATCCCCTGCCTTCTTTTTCCAAGTACCATTTGGATATTTAACAAAGGTCTCCAATTCTTGAACTAAGGCTATATCATAAATCTCTACCACTCGTAAACTATTTAACCAATACCTCATATTCATAACACCTTTATACTTTGAGTTGGTATGTGAGTAAATTCCTAATCTATTATAATATTTTTGTTTCTGTGGGGTATAATCTACAATATTATTGTAATGATGAGTCTCTTTTAATGCATCAATTACTTGGCCACCACAGTTATTTCTTTCAATAAGTAGATTTGGTTGACCCCATTGATGTCCCATTTTGTTTAATATAGTTGCGAAATGGAATGGATCAATTTCATTATCTGCATATGAAGCAACAAGTCTAATATTTGTTAAGTCAGTCAGATCGAGTACATTAGCAACAGAAGAGGCTTGTCCAATACCTTCACCCACATCAACACCTATTGCATAAAGATGTTCTGCATCAGGCTCTTCCCAAATTTTATACTTACCATCTTCTTGTAAGAAATCTGGTTCTCTACATATTTCTCTAAAATGTGTTAACAAATCACTATCAATAGCAGTCTGACCTGTCTCTAAGAACACGTTTCCGAATTCCTGATCAAAACTCTTACCTTCACCAGCCAAAGCTGCTAATAGTTCTTCTTTCCATTTAAGACCACGACCCGGTATCTCCCACCAGTCTACTCGTTCATGATGCCAATTCTTGAAATTTTTATCTCCACGTTCAGCCCCAGTATAAATCTTATGGAACATATTACCAGCACCATTCGGAGTACTAACACAAAAGATCTTAGTACCTCTATGTGATGAAACAACAGGAACAACAGCGTTCCAAAACTCTTTCATCATACCTTCAGGAATAAAGGCCATCTCATCAACGATTAGTACGTTAGCCGATTCGCCACGTGCTGCACTACCAGTCGTAGTTGAAATACCTATACTTGAATCATTTGTAAATATAACTTCTGTTTTACCCCATTGTTTAACACCAGGTTTTAACCATCCAGGTAATTGTTCATAAGCCATTCGCACCCTACGAAGAATCATAATTGCTGTATCTTCTTTATTAGCAACAATAATTATACGCTTGTCATGTTGAAAGCATGCAGTCCACAATGCGTATATTGTCATAAGAGTTGTCTTACCCATCTGTCTTGATGATAATAAAATAACAAATCTATTTTTAGCTAATGCCTTAAGAACTCTTTTTTGGGGTTTATATAACTCTATCTTAGTCTTACCAGTTGCTAACGTTGTAATGTAAAAATGGTTAATAGCGAAATGTTTAATATCTTTAGCACATTTCTTTATTTCCTTAACCATAGTTGGTGTATATTCAAATTCAGCTTTCCCTGTAGGCAAATTTGGGTCGCCCATATAAAACTGATTTTGGTCTACTTTCTTATTCATAATAACTTCTTTCTTTAAATATTTAAGAAAAAACTTTAAAAAATGAATAAATAATTATGTTAAATAAATTAATGCTTTAAAAATACCCTAAATGGGTAAATATTTATAGGAGAATGATAATGGCAAAAGACGAATTAGCAGAAGCATATTCAAGTATCTATGTTGAAAAGAACAAAACAGTTCTTGAAGAGGCAGATACGAATAAAAAAATGACCGTGGGTAAACAAAAGTCCGGTGATGAATTGGAAGGTCCAACAAAGCAACTTGATGGTACCGGTCCTGATTCTGCTGACTTTGACAAAGCGGTTGAAGCTCCTAAGAGCATAAGCCCAGCTGGCAAAACAAGCAAAACAAGCAAGAAAAGCACAACGAAAGTTAATGAGGAGAGTACAGACATGTCAAGAAAAACATTCGAAGAACTTTACAATACAGTAATGGTTTCTGAAGAAGACCTCGAAAGTGCAGAGTACAATGATGAAATGGGAGACTTTCCACCTTCTGGCGATGAAGGAATGGAAGGTGAAATGGGTGAGGAACGTGATGCACCGTCTATATTAGGCGAGATCAAGGACTTACTTAGCGAACTCATCAGCGTAATGGGTGGTGGAGAAGAGATGGATGTAGATGTCGATATGGATATGGACCCAGCAGAAGAAGGTGGCTTCGGTGAAGCAACTTCTGAACCTGAACCAAGACCATTAACAACTACAGTATCACAGCTTCAATTACCTAGCCGTAAACTTGGAGGACCTGGAACAACGGTTGTCAAGAAGAAAGCTAGTGGAGCAGCCGCTACTAAAAAGCACAATGGTGAACTAGAAGCAGCACCTGCAGGATTCAAGCACGATAAGAGCAAGATGAAAGTAGATGGTTCTGGAGCAGCAGTTCAAGGCAACAATCAAAGCGCATTTGAATAAACTTTAAATACAATTGATTAAAAAAAGCATAGATTTTCATCTATGCTTTTTTTCTTGTCTTTTATCCGTTTATGGTTAAATAATTACATGAATGATAGATTTGATAATTATATGAATGGAGTGCTTCACAGTGAATCGACCATTCTAGAAGATATCCAAACAACAACAATACCTAGAAATTCTTTAGATCCAGTAGTTTTTCAATATACAGCTGATGGACCACCTTCAATGCAAGGACAAATTGCAACACAAATATTAGGTGACCTACAAGGCTTAGATAGAATTACTGCTATTAGAGATTTTTATGTTACTGGGCCTATATTGGATTATAACTGGAATGAAAAATCACCTATAGATGTTAAAATATTTGTCGATCCTGAAAATATGGATGATATAACAACTGAGAATGTTTATACTTATATTAAACTTGTAAACGCAAGAATGGGTACGGGTACAACACATCCTATATTTTATTATGTTATACAAGCTACGGAAAATGATCCAGCTAAAGAAAAAGCGGCTTATGACCTAGCAAATGAAAGATGGTTAAAAGAACCAAAGCCAAAGTACATCGGTGAATCGATTATTGACTATGCTCATAAATCACTTGACCCTAAACTTTGGGACCTTTCAAAAGATCCAATATCCCTTAGACCTGATGTAAAGGATGAGATAATAAAACATCTTAAGGATTACTTTGGTAATAAATTTTCAAAGTATGTTGACGAGCTTCATATTACAGGTTCTATTGGAACTCAGCAATGGAAAAGTGATACCGATATAGATATTCATATTGTTCCAAAAAATATAAAAGCTAATATGGCAGAGTATGAAGAGGCCAGAAGTAAGATCAAACATGACTTTGATAATAAAGGTATTACAATAGCAGGGCATCCATATGAGGTTTATTTACAATTAGATCCTGAGCAAGAAAAACGCGGCGACTCTAGTTATAGTGTTCTTGACGACAAATGGATTAAAATGCCTTTCTCGCTTTCAGATGATTTTGACCCTGATGTAGAATTCGCTTATCTTAAAAAAGATCTAAGTGGAATATTTAAATCTATGGATTCAGCACTTGGTGAACTTCGTAGAGACTTAGTTGACTATGATATTATTGATGACTATGTAGGACATCTTGAACCTGCTGAAAAGACATTCCTTAAAGATAAGCTTAAAGTTAAGTTACAAGAGATTGAAGATGATATGGCTAAGCTTATTAAGTATAAGACAAAATATCATGGCGCTAGAAAATCAGGTTACGGTCCAGAAGATCAAGAGAACGCTTGGAAAGAAGTTATTAAATCTAAAAGTTGGGCGCCTGGTAATGTTATGTGGAAGATGTTAGATCGTTATAAGTACGTTACATTAACCTTAGCTTTACAAAAGGTAATGAGAGAAGATGAAAATAAGAAAATTGATCCTTCTGACATTAAAGATATTAAGAAAGTATTTAATTTTAAAGAGCATCACCAAATTCAAGAAAGAGCTCCAAGAGTTCATAGAAATTCTAAAAGAAAAAATAGGGGCAAGCCAACTGAGCCCTTTAAACCAACTGTTGGATCTATAGCTCAAGCTAAAGGTAAGAATAGATGGAAAGATCCATTAGCCAAACATAGTATGGTAGCAGCTCGCGGAACAAACAGACAGTCTATGGATCAAGTCTCTCAATCAGATAGACTCGATAAGTTTTCAAGAAACTTACCATATGCAGAAAGAATTTTAGATATTGCAAAAGACGCACAAGCCGGCTCATGGAAATTAACTCAACGTCAGGTATTAGAAATAGCTGAGAAGTATGGAGTTAAAGTTCCAGATATGGAAAATAGAATTAAGAAACTTGGTAAGACTGGAATTGTTCTTTTCAGACGATCACCTAAAAAGCTTTTATTAATGAAAACAGCAAGTACTGTAAGGGGGAATGTTTCTCCAGGTAAGAAATCAAAAGCTGGTCTTAAGAAAGCTTTCAAAATGCCAAGTTTTAAAACGAATTTTAGAAAGAGTAAATAATGGCAAGATGTGGAAGAAATCCAAAAGATAATTGGGAATCAATAAGATACCTAAATAAATCAGAAGCTAGTAATGAACAAGCTATCTTTGCTTCGTACTGGGAAGAATTAACCAACCTATATGGAGTTAGAGTTGAATATTATCTTTATAACTATTCTTTAACAGGTCATGATTACCTTTACGGAGAAGAAACAACAGCATCATATTCTGGTCCATTTAACATGAACGTATTAATTGATATTCCAGATGAAGCTATTCTATTATCTAAATTTGGTTTGCAAACAGAATCTGATTTTACTGCTATCATTCCTATTGTAACTTTCCAAGATGTATTTGGAGTAGGGGCAGAACCTAAATCACAAGACGTTGTTAGGTTAATTGAATCTGGTTGGTCTACAGATGAGTTACCCCCATCGGGTGGGGAAGTATTAAGTGAGTTATGCACAATGACTAGTCCTATCTCTCCAGCTACTTTATTCTATACAGTCTCTGATAAGGATTGGGTTCGTTGTCCTAGGCTTTATGAAATCACTGAAAGAAATTGGCAAGACAATTCGATGGGTGTTAATACCTTACAAGGTCATTATGTTTGGATCATAAGAGGTAAAAGATTTGATTATAGTTACCAACCAGGCCTTACACCAGAATGTAAAGAAGGTGTTGTATCTGATGAAACAACTGATGTTGGAATTCTTTCGGGTGGAACACAAGACCCATCATTACAAGATCCACAACCTGAGAAACCTTATTCAGATAACACTACAGAAGATAGTGATGAAAATATTTGGGATTATGATGTAGGTGATGAGACTAGAGATGATGATGTATACGGCGAGTATTAAAGCAGTTTAATAAAAGCATCTTCTTTTGTTATTTCTTTATATAACGGACCGGGGCCATTACCATCATATTTTTCATTCTTCCAATTATCAAAATTGTAATAATTCTTTTTCTGTGTTAAAGCCCATTTATCATTACTTGGCACATTACTACCAACAAACTTCCAACCCAACGTGGTAGATTTATAAATTCTCCAATAAACAATATTGCGGCTGGTTGTAATAAAATATGGGTTCCCATAATCATAATCAGGTGTTTGATCTATTAAAAGATATGTTGTTTTTTTAACCGAAGATGTATCTAGTTTTGCCATTCTTAAGTTTAATTACCTTCTTGGCTGTTTCTTGTTTCTGACCTGAGAGTTCAGGGTAATTGGTCCAGTACTTTTGATAATCAACATCCTTGCGCCACTTGTCGCCTTTACCCGCCATTATTGTCTCTCTGCAATATCGCTATACTTATTGATAAGTGTCTCAGCTGTATCAATAGAATCAAAATCCATTAGCACTTTACCATGCTGTGTAAAAAAGGTATATTCAACACCCTCTTTGATTGGGCTGATGTGATGAATCCTATATGAAGTACCTTCTTCAAAATCTCTTACATTCTTTTTAATTGCGAACTCTGTTCCTGGTATGTATTTCATTTTATTTCCTATAGGTTTATTTTCTTATATAATACATTTGGTTTAGTTATAATATGATCTACAAAACCATAACCAACTGCTTCTTCAGCTGTTATATAAGAATCTTTAGCCATAAGTTCTTTTAAAACCTTAGCATTAACTTTTGTATATTTGAGAGCTAACTTCTCAAGAACTTCTTTTTGTAAACGTTTAGCTTCTTCAATATCATTTTCAATATCAGTAAGTTTACCGCCAGACATTGTTGAAAGCTGATGCATTAACACTCTTGAATTTGGTGTAATAAATCTTTTACCTTTAGTTCCACTAATAAGTAACATCTGCCCACAACTCATAGCTTTACCTATACATACAGTAGCTACATCACAATGTATCATTTTCATAACATCATGTATTGCAACAAAACTATCTATATAACCACCATAAGAATCAATAAACAATATAATATCTTTAGTGGGGTCGTCAGCTTCAAATTGAAGAAGTTTAGACACTATATGTTGTGCCTTTCTTTCATCAAATGCTCCGCTCATATATATGATTCTATTATTTTCAATGTGATCAACTATTTTATCCGCCATAATTATTTCCCTGTGTAGATCGAGCAATCTCTTTTGCAGCGTTCTGTCTTTTTTCTTCTTTAATCGTGCGGGCAATAATATCGCACGTCCCCTCAATATAGTTTCGTAAGGCTGGTTGCTTAATTGACATCTTTTTAAACACCATACCTCTATCGTCAGCCTTATCAGCAATAATGTTAACACCCTCAACCAATGCCGTCCACCTTGCTAATTGAAAATCTGTCATTTCTTCTAGTGGTGTATTTGCATCTTTTATGATTTTATCTAACTTCTTGCTCATTTTTAATCCTCTTCATTTTCTATGTTGTTTTCAATAAAACTATTGACAAACCCTTGAAGTTGTGCACAAAAGGCAATTACTTCTTCGGTGTCTTGTTTTTTATTATTTTTAGTTTTAACCGCTTGGCCTAGAAGTTTAAAAGTTGCTTCTAAGGCTTTAAAATTTTGATTAAGATCTTCTGCTGTCTCTTTATTGTTCCCTAAAACTGTCAACACAAGTTGTCTCACACTACTATATATTCTATCAAAAAAATTAGGAATAGTCAATTCTTTTCGGCCGAACTTACCATCCGCGATCCCCTGCCTGTAAGCTATTAAATGGTCTGGATAATTAAGCCTCCAATAGTCTTGTGCCGCTAAAGTAAAATCTTGAATATATTTTGTTGAATGTTCATCTTCAACACTTAGTGTAGTTTGTTTAAATGATTTGCTTTCAACTTCTTTATGAACGGGTTCTTTAGTTTTGTCTGCTGACTCCCTACCGGTTAGGATTACACTTCTTAAATCTTGTGTAGGGTCATTACGATCTGGTTTTGTTATAGGTTCGTTCATTATTTTGGTTTATCCTGCTTGTCGTGATCTGTTTCAACTTCGTCTGTGTTGACTGCGTTTTGCTTGGCAACAATTGGTTCGTCAGCAATCTTTTCAAATATTTGTTTAAGTGCCGAATCTGCTATAACAGGTTTGAGTGAACGTGATGTTGTTAACTTGATGTCTATAGAATTATTTTGATTACAACCTTGACAGTCAAAAGAATTTTCTTTTCCTAATGCTATTCGGGTAACGTTTTTAACTTGACAATATGAACAGGCTAGTTCAATATTTTGATATGCATCTGCAAGTCTTGTTTGTGCTTGAGCTTCTTCAAATAGAAGCTTAAATTTTAAGTTTAGATATACATTCCATAATCCACTTAAGAACCATTGGATTGCTAATGCTGATAATGCTACGGCCCAAAATGAATGACCTAACATAAACGCCGCGGCACCGAAGCATGCAGCGATTCCTGATGAGACGGTAAAACCGATTATTATAACTAATATTGTTGCTAACACTTTATTCTTTTCCTTCTGTTGGGGTTACTTTTAAGAACTTATATTGTCCTTTTATATGTTCGTTTAAATACTTGCCATATGAATCACTACAAATAAAACCTTCTGTAACACTTAATGGTACTTTGTAATAATAATAGCATGTCTTGTCTTTTGTTCTAAATACTATTTTTAATGTCCCTCTTGGATCATCTTTATATTTACAACAAGTTTGAATTGGATCTTTAGCCCAACCAAATCTCATTATCATAGAACTTGCTTCTTTTTCTAAATCAAATTCGAATGCATATACATTTTTTATAAATTTTATCAATGTTGTCATCTACTCCTACCTTTATTATAAAGGAGAAATAAAATTAGTCAAGCGTGATTTTTTGCAAGCTCTCGCCAATTTTTTTAACATTTCCCAATACGGTTTTAATAACACTTTCGATCGCTTCTAATTCTTTTATTTTAGCGCCACTGACCATTGGGTTTTTATGTGCTAACTTAATTTGACTTTCAATACTTTTTATACTTAAAAAAGCATCAGCTAAAAAACTGGTTACGTTCTCTAATGGGTAAGGAAAGATTTTTGGAGCTTCCGTCGCTTCCGGCGGTTGCAACTCAGCATTGACTTGACTACTAGCTACATCTGAATAGAACGAATACGGTGGGTTTTGCCCTCTTCTCCCGGACATCTGACCAGCGCCAGCTGAGCGTTGCATTGTAAGCGTCCCAGTAGGTGGATTGCGACCATGACCATATCTTTCTTCTATGGCTTCTATGGTTTCTTTCTTTACCTTTTTTGCTTTCTTTTTTGGCTTAGTTTTTTTAGCTTCTTTATGACTTCCATCACAACGTTCAGCTAAAGCAGCATTAACAGCTTCTTCAAATGATCTACTCTGTCTCATTTTTGTATCCTTATTTTTTAGGTGTTTCAGGTTTTTCAATACGTTCATCATGACGTATCACCATGTTACATTTACCACATACCCAACGACATTCATGAACAATCCCGCGTCTGTCTTTTGTTGTGGTCTCTCTACCTATGTTAGGTCCGTAACCGCAAAAGTTACAACTAACTGATCTATTTTCTATTAATTCTGGCATGTTTGTTCTCCTTCATCCGATGTACCTGGTGTTGCTGTAAAAAACACTTTAAGTGCTTCTACAATGGCAGGAGTTAATTTGATAGATAGAACATCCATTCCTATATTAACACCACCATCTTCGTCTTCAGAAATATTTATTTGCTCTGTCGCAGGAGTCGATCCAAATTCACCAACATTTGAGTCAGTATCTTGTTGGATTCCACATCCACAACCTTCACCTGGATGTCCACCTTGTGGTTGATCACCTGCAAGGGCAGTTTTAATCATATCACCGACATCCATTTCACATATTTGTTTATATTTACTTTTCATATTGTAGTCCTCTGAAATTATTTATTGTTTGAAGGCATACTATTTAGAAGTGTAAACAGTCTTGACTCTTTAAAAACATCTTCCCAAGCTGAAAATTTATCAAGAAATCTCTTAAATTCAAACTCTTCACAATATGATTTAAAGGAATCTAAATCAACTTCTATATCAAGCAACTCATCAAATTGACTCTGATATGTTTCTACTTCTTCTTTACCAGCCAATTTATACCCCAAAGACAAATCCATCAATTTAAGATTATTCCTAATAGTAAGTAGTTTTTCTTTAGTTAAACCCTTTGCTTCTTTATTATAAATAGATTCTGCAAGTCTTTTAGCTTTAACTTTACCATAGCCATACAACCCAGGAATATTATCAGAAGAGTCACCCAATATAGCTTTATAATAAAGAAATGATTTCTGAGGTACACCAACTTCCTCTTCGAAATTATTTTGATCAATTACTTTCTTTTTAAACGGATGATAATAAGAGGTTCTTTCATTAATAAGCTGATACATATCTCCATCAACAGTAACAACTACATTAGGTCCATTCAAGTTATGACAAAGCCAAGCAATAACATCATCAGCTTCCATTATTCTAGGATACATATTTTTAACACCTAGACAATTAAGCATTTTAACTAAGTCTTCTTCGTTACTAAAAACTTCTTTAGCTTTCTCTTTATCTCTGCCAGCTTTGTATTCTATCCCAGCAGCCTCAGTTCTAAAGTTAGTAGATGGATATAATATTTTTTTATCCCAAGCTACATATATACTCTTCGTATTGAATAGTTTAGCATAAGATCGTAAAGAATTTAGAAACATAAAAATGTCCCCAACGTTTCGTCCATCTGATGTTGTAATATTACCTTTACTATTTATCCAATGGACTCTGTGGAGCAAGCTGCTCCCATCTATTATTAAGTTCATTATATTTTTCCTCTTCGTTTTTATTTTTTAAATTCTCTCTATGCTCATGTTCTTTAAGACATGTTTCATAGACATCTTTAGGAAGTATCTGAACCAAATCTAGAATTTTCTTTTCTATTCCTTCCCTGACATCCTCTTCTCTTATATATAATAACGTCATTTCTGGGAAAGTTAAAGCTTTAAATTGGCCACCATCGGGTATTTCATTTACAAATACAAAGAACTTACCAACATGGTCCCCTGCTGTGCACGCGTATAATGCTCTTTGGATTGGTTTATACCGTTTTTCTTTTATCTTTTCTGATAAATATTTAAAAGGATTCATAATTATGTCCATTGATTTAAATTTAGCTTTACAAGCATTAGATAACGCAGGCGAAACTATTGTCATAAAACCAAATGGTAAAAATTACCGTAAGAAATTTAAAGACGGAAGGTATCGTTATACTAAACTAGGAAAGCTTATTTCAGCTAGTGCTTCTAATAAGAACGGTTTTAACATATCTAATGTTAAACCTAAGAATCCTAAGAAATAATTCTAACTAACTCTATTCTCCATTTTGTTGTTACCATTCAAATTTGGGCATTGGATTTCCTTCTCCATCGAGACCCGTTTCACCTTCTTCATCCTCTTCAGGATAAAACTCTTTTGATAATACATCATGTAAAGGTTCTATCTCTTCTGGAAGCCAACCATCATCTTCTAAAAAGTCAGCATATTTTGATGCTATCTTTTTAAATTGTTTGTTTGTAAGTAATTCCTTTTCAACTAACTCTGCTAACCTTTTCTTACCTAACTGCCCTGCTAATTGAGCCATAGGTGTATGAATACCATACTCATCCCAATCATCTTCATATGGGTCTGGGATTTTATTATAACGACGTTTAACAAATTCATCCATATATTTTTGAATAACAGCAATAGTAGCATCGTTTGTTTCAGCTGCTCCCATTCCTGGAATCTTATTAAGCATTTGCCTCCATGAGGAATCTTTAAACAATTTTTGAACATCTCTACTTGCGTATGGGATTAATTCTCTAATGTTAAGTGCTTGAGCTTTAAGGTCTAATATAAAATTCAACCAACCCTCTTCATAACCTTGAAACTTATTGGCTACATGACCTGTATTATGTACATAATCTATAAACCTATCTAAACGCTTGAAGAAATCTCCTTGCGAACCTTGTTGAAGTTTAATAGCTTGATTTGTAATAGTAGCCCAATTCTGCCCACCATAAGCCGTATCCCATTCCCAATTTTTAAATACTTTTTCGATTGCTTCTAATGTCCAAGGCAAACCAGATGCTTCTGCTAATTCTATTACATTGGTTTCACGTTGTTTCTTATAATTGTTACTGTATGTTTTTTGCAAATAACCCATTGAATCTTCTAACCCTTCAATAAATTGTTTTGGCTGAATAACAACACCAAATATTTTTTTAGATTCTCTACGAAGATAATTTATAATATCACGATAATCATAATCATTGGCAAATGGTTCATAATTAACACCCTTTAACTCTTCGCCATAATCAGTTAACGTTTTCCATGTTGATGTTTGATTATCTGTATGTCTTAGTTCACGAACAATAATACTTTCAATTTCATTAATAATTGTTCTACTGTGCTGTTTTGATATTTCGTCAGCAGTAAAAGCATTAGCAGGATCATCTGGTGACGGCATAGACATTATAATGTATGCATCTATAATGTCACTTTTAGCAATTTTTTCAGTTAAGAATATATGTTCTTTGAATTTCAAACTATTGTTCCAATGGTCTATTTCTTGTATAGGATTCAAAATCTTGCATTAAACGTTCGCTTATCCAATTGTATGGATCGCCTGTTCTCGCTTTAGCAGTACCATATGGCATTTCACCCGCGTTGATATAGTAATTAAAAGCAATTTCATAAGCTTCATCTGAGAGTTCCCTATCTGGGTTCATAACAAATTCTTGTATTGCTGGATGGTTAAACATTTTCTGTATCGCAACGTTTCCGTATGCTTCCATTAGCAATTCTGTGTCTTTATCTTTCATATCATTCTCCTTTAAATTATTTATACTATAATATTAATATATAAACCGGATGATGTCAACAACAATGTAAAGAACTACATAACAAATATCATCGATTTATTTAGTTTTTATATTAATATAGATATTAACGAATAGGATAAATACTTATATGAAAAGTAAAAAGAACGAATTATTAAATGAATCGAGCTTTAATATATTACACAATACACAGGATATTTCAAAAGCAATCCTTGATGCAGAACAAAATCTAAAAGAACCTAAACAACCAAATACTTTATGCAGAGCTAAAAATCTATTAGTTCACATTGAAAGTATGTTAAATCAAACGTGGTTAGTTCCAAATGAAAACGTTGCAGAACATTCAAACCCTGCATATGCGAACCTAAAACTTCAGATCAAAGATATGATTAAAAATATTGATGAATCTGTTGATTTATAATATTTCTATAAAAGCTTCCTCTTTAGTTATCTCTTCATTCCAGACTCTATCATTAGTCTTTTTATCTATCCAAACAAATTTTGAATTAAAAGAACTATTCCAATGACCAGATGTTCTAATGTACTGCATATAAGTACCATCTTCAAATACTTTATAGACAGTCGTTGGAGCTAAAATTTTAGTTCCACTGATCATCATATTATATTGTATTGCATATTTAAATTTCATAATATTTCTATAAACGCTTCCTCTCTACTTAGTTCTATAAAAAATTTTGATTCTTTAATAGGTACATGCCAATTACACCATTCATTCGTTTTGTAGTTGAGGTACTGCCAACGTTCAAATGGTTTACCAGTTCTAGAATCAAGTGACCTAGCAATTTCTTTTCTCCAAATCCAGGTATGGTTATCGTTATATGGATCTGTTAGAGTGTCTTTATAATATGTCCAAAAATCTTTTTTCATAACATCTCCAAGAAAGCTTCTTCTTTAGATATTGGAATTAGGCCGTCAGTCCAACCATCTACTGGGTTATCTAACAATGACCAAACACCAACTAGTTTAGGATTGAAGTTACCTGAATGAAACCAGTATACATCATCTACCAGTTTAACCACTACTCGAACATCTCTCTTTTTTGTTTTTAATATATCTATAAAATATTTCATAATATCTCTATAAAGGCTTCTTCTTTAGTGATTCTTTTAAAATTTTCTTTAATTTGTTCTTTAACATAAGTACGATCGTTGGGCCTGATATAATTCATTTTCATATATCTTTGAGGTCCCCATAAAATATTCCAACCACGACTCTGGTCCTGATCAGTATTCCAACCCCAGAGATAATCTCTATCATCATGTTCATATGGTTCACTATTATTGGTTTTAACCTGCCTGTAAACGATACCAGCTTTCCTATGAACATAATAATTATATTTTTCTTTTTTCATTCTCATTACAACATCTCTATAAAGGCTTCTTCTTTAGATATTTCAACATAATCACATTCTTCTAGTGGGTCCATATTGGTATCTGCCACATGAACCCATTTGGAAGGATCAGTCCCCCAACTATCATAAACACATTTCTCAAGACCATTTTTTTTGCGGCACCATATTACCCTATGACCTTTAGCTATACCAATATTAGGGTCGCTACTTTTCCATATAAAATATTTCATAACATCTCTATAAACGCTTCCTCATGAGATATTTCTATCATTGTATGAGTAGACAATCCATAATAAATCCATTTCCATACACCCATCGAATCAGGTATCCAATAATCATAAAATTTTATGTTCTCTGACCATGGTCGTTCATGCCATGGCCCTTCGATGGCCTTTGCTGTTTTATCCCGAAGCTGAGAATCTCTAAATAATAAAGGTTCGTTATCATATAATATTTTGTTTTTATAATATTTCATAATATTTCTATAAAGGCTTCTTCTTTCGTGATTTCAAATATCGTAGATCCAGCTGCCGGATAATGTCCATAATATTGCCAGTGGTTATTAATCCATACATAAAAACTTTTATGAGGACCCTCATAAACCATCTTAAGCAACCTTCCATACTCCGTTTTATAATATTTCATAACATTTCTATAAAAGCTTCTTCTTTGCTTATTTCCACATACCCTTGTTCTTCAGTTATACGTCTGCCGTAGCGTTCTCCCCCAAGTGGGTCAACCCATTCATCATCATCTGCCTTATTTCCACCGCCTCGAAAGTAGGTTCTATAAATTAACTTTTCCATTCCATCTTCTCTCATAGCCCATATAGCCACATCATCGTTTTGTTTATTAATAAAATATCTCATTATAATATCTCTATAAAAGCTTCTTCTTTAGTGATCTCTTTATACAGTGGCCAATGCTTATTTTTCATTAAAACTTCATCCCACAAAGGCCTGCCGCCAGGATATTCTTGTATGTCTTCCCATAAATTAAAACTAATATTATCATTAGACCCCCATATATCCCAAGTATTATCAGGATGAACTCTCCATACATAAGTTACAGGACCATCAACATTCATTAATTTTCTACAATAATATTTCATAACATCTCTATAAAGGCCTCTTCTTTGCTCATCTGTATTACATTTATATGATCGGGATATGTTGATGGTCCACCTTCACCTGGTCCAGTCCATTTACCACTAGCAAAATAAAACCATAAATTATCTTCACATTTCCAGATGCAAGTCTCGCGGTCGCCATATGTTGCGCGGTCGCCATATGTTTCTTTATAATATAATACTTTACTCATTACAACATCTCTATAAAGGCTTCTTCTTTAGTGAGTTTTACTAATTTCTGATGACCCGACAGTTTACTTGGATGGGCAGCACCTCTCCACTCACCCTTACGATACCAAAACCATTTATTATCTTCCTCA